ATGCATCGCCGTTGAATGAGGGAGAAGAAAATGTTATATTCGATGGTTTTGCTTGGAAGCGTTACAATGGATTTTTTAGCGGAAGTATAGAGTATATCACAACTACACAAACAGTTTGGGAAAAACCCGAAAAAATAATGTGTGATTGTATAGAAATAAAAGTTGCTGGAACACCAGTTATTGATCCCGATGATCCATGTGGATGCAGAGAAATATACATAGATAATGTTTATGAAATTTGTTTGGATGATGGTCTTTATTATTATGATAATCAAATAATTCCACCAAACAAATTACCAAAGAAAACAGAAACTAGATATTCGGTTAGCATTGATTGTGGTAAAGTTGATGTTAAAGTTCATCATAAGATAAATCCTGAAACGGATATTTTATATGCAAAAGAAATAATAGAAAATTATCCGATGTTCAATAATTCAGATAGTCCTGATTGTTATTTCACTTCTTCTATGCAAAGAAGTTCCTCATATGAATATCATAGAGACGTTGTAGGTTGTCATCAATGTGAAACATACTCTCCATATTTTGCAGTTAGTTATGGTAACTTTAATGGTTCAGGATCAGTTCAGAGTTCATTTGAGTCAAATGATTCACCATCACGCGCTGTTTATTCGAGATACAGATTGATAACACAAGAATCACCAACAACTAAATTTAGTTTCTACACAAATGGCGTGATTGACCAAAATGTTGATGAAATTTATACTATTAACTTTTATAGTGAATATGCAAAAGATGGTATAGATCCTGGAAACTTTGAATTAAGTTTGGCAGAATTAAATGGTGGTACTTATGCCAACAATGTATTTACTGGTAGTAATGTTCAAGTCAGTTCATCGAAAAAAATAATAACTTTGATAGATACTTCAAATGATTTAAGAAATGAAGAATTTTGTTCAACATCACCGTATACATCATTTGATATTGTTAGTGGTAGTTTAGTAAACGGATACTATAATACAAGTTCATTGCATACTTATGGAACAATATATCCTTTATTAAATTTAGTTGTATTGGATGGAAAAAAATTGCGTAATGAATTGAGCTTTAATACCGTAACCGGCAGTAATATAAATGGTGATAATTCCAGTAAAATATTTACATCAATAAGTGGTGCCGCTTCTTTGAATAATCCTATTAGAGCTAGAAAAGCCCATAAGAAAATAAGAACAGAATACCTTTTAAAGATAAAACACATGGAAGCAAATTATAGTAATAATCCCACATTTGTTGTTTCTGACAATGCACTATCACAGAAAGGAAAAATAAAGAATGAGTGTTTTGATAATGAACCGATTACATATATTACAGCAATAGGATTTTACAGTGATCAAAATGAATTGGTTGCTATAGCTAAACCAAGTAAACCAATTATTAAAACACCAAATGATGAAGTATATTTAAAAATTGCAATATCAACATAGAATTGGAGGTTTTTTATGAAAAATTTACATGTCTATAAAAAAGGTATCATACTTGAAACTGCACCATATTACAACTTTGATACCGAAGATTTTACAGATATGTCTCATATAGTAGAGTATGACAATAAAATATACCAAATATTATGTAATTCTTTCGGTGAATTGAATGAACCAGACGAAGAAGCAATTCCTCTGGAAGAAACAGATGATAGAGAAAATATGCCTGACACTAACTTTTTTGCTGGGATGGACTCAAATAGTGGGTTTTCTTTATCATCCATATTCTCAAGTATAAAAGACATACAAATAGAAGGTGATGAATTTTAATAAAGTATTTGCTTGCTTTTTATTTCAAAAATTCATATATTTGATTATACATTTTTAACAATATGTAATATATTATGATTACAATAAAACATTTCACAGCAGCATGGTGCCAACCGTGTAAACAATTAACGCCAATCATACAAAAAATAGTTGGGGAATATCCAATGATTGGCTATCAAAAAATAGATATTGATCAAAATTCAGAAATAGCACAACAATATGGTGTTCGTGCAGTTCCAACTGTTTTGTTTGAAAAACATGGTAAAGTAGTTCAGCAAGTTGTTGGATTAAAACCAATGTCATATTACGAACAAATTATCAATAGTCTTTAAGGTGACACATGACAGACTTCTTTCAATATCCCACGAAAGATGTCACTATAACTTTACCTGAAATTGTTATCGAAAAACACGAAAACATTTGGGTAGTCCGTGATGATTTGCTTCCGGGTGGAACAAAAAGACGTTTCCTTTATCGTTATCTTCAATCACAATCCCATGTTCGTGAATGGGTATATGCGTCTCCAAGAGTTGGCTATGCTCAAGTAGCACTTGCTTATGCTTGTAAAGATTTAGGATTGAAGGCAACCGTTGTTATTCCAAAAGGAAAACACTTACCACTAACCGAAGAAGCAATATCTATTGGTGCAAACATCATAGAAGTTCCTATGGGGTTTCTAACACACATCCAAAGTGTTGCTAAAAAGTATGCCCTTGAAACACCCGATACACAATTGTTGCCATTCGGTCTTGATCATCCTGTTGTTATTGATGAAGTTGCCAGAATTGCTAGTCAGTTGCCAATCAAACCAAAAGAAGTTTGGTCTTGTATAAGTTCGGGAGTTCTTTCAAGAGGATTACAGAGGGCATGGCCAGATGCAAAAGTCTATGGTGTTAGGGTTGGCCATAATACAACAGACAGAGAGAGGGGTAGGGCAGAAGTATTCATATCGAAATATAAATTTGAACAAAAATGTAAACCGGCAGAGAAGCCACCATTTCCTTCTTCGGATTACTATGACTCAAAAGTTTGGTCATTTATTAAAGAACACGCATCGGAAGATGCATTATTTTGGAATGTAGGAGGTTAAAATGGGTTGGCATACATCGAATCCTAATGTTACGGTAGAATATAAAAATGATTTTGATCTAACCGTAAAATTTCGTAAATTAGTTTCAGAAGCAGTAACACCACAATATGCTCAAGATGGTGATGCTGGTATGGATTTGACAGCAACATCATTTAGAGTATCAGATACCTTTATGGAATTTGGAACTGGTATTGCTGTAGAAATTCCACATGGCCATGTTGGACTTCTATTTCCAAGAAGTTCAATTACAAAATCGGCACCAGGTGTCTCACTTAAAAATTCAGTAGGTGTTATTGATTCAAATTATCGTGGTGAAATTCTTGTAAGATTTGAGTTACCATATTCAGGCGTAAACGAAGGAATAATTCCAGTTATTGGTGACAAAGTTGCTCAATTGGTAATCATACCATATCCAAAAGTTCACTTGGAAGAAGTAAAAGAATTGTCCGATAGTAATAGAGGTGATGGTGGTTTTGGTTCAACAGATAAGAAATAATTTTGATATTTATTGTAAACAGTTTACATAACAGAGAGAAACAATGGCAAAGTTAAAACATTTATTACCAGATAAACAATTAAACGAGAGTGGGCTTGCTCGATTGTCAAAACATATGGAAGAACATGATTGTGGCACAATAACTGCATTTCGTTCCAAAGAAGGTTGTGCTACAGCTGAAGATAAACCATATTCAAAAGGTGACAATCAAAAAAGAAACAGACAATTATATGCCAATCTTCAAATGATGGGTTACGGTGTTACTGCAGTTCAAGGTGCTTATATTGAAAACTACGGAACACCTGATGCAAAAGAAGTTAAAGAAAATGTTTACTTTGTTGTTGATTTGAAAGACAAAGGAAAATTGCGAGAAGACTTGATAAATCTTGGCAGTAAGTATCAACAGGATTCTATTCTCTATATTCCAAAAGACGGCGATGGTTCTACACTAATTGGAACAAGTGATTGTGAAAGTTCGTATCCTGGTTTTGGTAAAGAAGTTAAGTTCAAAGATAGAAAGATGGGGCAAGGTGGTGAGTTTATGACAAAGGTTAGTGGTAGACCATTCATGTTTGAAACCACATTACTTGAAACGATAATAGAAGATAACTACTACAAACACGCAAACATAATGGGTAAATGGGCAACAAAAACTATTGCAAATGGTGATTGGAAAGATATTGACATTTAATTTTTATTAAAGGTATTATTATGAGCCGTTCATATCGAAAAAATCCGATAATAGGCAATGCAGGAACTTCTGAAAAATATGAAAAAGTTCATGCACATCGTAAGAGTAGAAAACAAATTAAAGATCATATCACCGCAACTCATGGTGATTTGGAATTATTGGAAGAAATAATGATGCCGGAGGAAGATGAAATTTCTGATCCTTGGACTTCATCAAAAGACGGAAAGACATATATTGATCCGGTAATACGCGATGATGATACTGAATTTATGAAAGAAGTTAAAACAAAAATTATGAGGAAATAATTGTTATGGATTTTGTTATGGTCGAACCAAAACGCAGTAAATTCGGTGCCTATCATTTTAATGGTAGCGAACAATCTGCAAAAGAAGCATCTGAAAAATGGGAATGTATCATAGGTAGAAATGAAAACTTTGAAAACAAATATGTAATTACATTCGGTGATGGTCAAAAATGTTTTCCAAATTCTTATATTGTAGTTGAAGAAAATAAACCTATTGTGTATTCACAAGAAGAATTTATTAGAAAATATCAAATAGTGTATGACCTTCGTGACCGTTTAGGAAGTTTTTATTCAATAGATTAACAAAAGGTGTTTTGTGGAAGAAGATTATTTCCAACAATTTTACGGAATGGATCCGTATCTATCCATAACTGCTGAACAAATAACATACATAAAAGAAAACTTTGATAAAGAATATGTCAAAGACCGTCTGGCTGAAATAGCAATGACATATCCACTACCGTATGCGGATATTACAATCGAAAGTGCTCAAAGCGAGTTTCTAAAATTGAAAGGTATTCGTTGGAATGAAATTCTAAAAGAAGGTGAGTGGTTTCCAAGAAAAGCATCCGAACCAAAATATGCTTTGACTTATGGTGGAAAACAGTTATATTTCAGTCGTCTTAATACTGGTAACGATGCATCAAACTATTTCCAACAAAAGAACCGTTGGGAAGTTGATGCATCCGTATCACCAGGTCCTGCTAGAACATGGCAAAACCATAAGTTTATGAAGTCACTTATGGGTTCTATGTATTCTCTTAAAATGGAAACAATCGGTAAATCAGAATTGAGAACAATGTTAGGATTGCGTAAATACATTTGTTCACAGTTCAAACCTAATGTTGCAAAGTGTATGTACGAAATGTTAGGTGCAAAAAATGTATTAGACTTTTCTATGGGATGGGGTGACAGACTTGCGGGATTTTACGCTGCGTCTTGCACCGAACATTATGTTGGATTGGATCCAAGAGTAGAAAATCATCCGATATATGATGAACAAGTCCAGTTCTATGAAAAGAATTTAGGTTTCTTTGAAGGGAAGAAGAAAACAAATTTCTATCAATCACCAGCAGAAGATTTTGATTTCTCACAATATCCAGAACATTTTGATTTGGTGTTTACATCACCACCGTATTTCAATGTTGAGAAGTATTCACAATCAGATACACAGAGTTGGGTTCGATATAAAGGAATTGATATGTGGAATAAAGATTTTCTACAAAAGACACTAGGAAATATTATACCATCGTTGCGAGTTGGTGGTGTCATGGCAATAAACATTGCAGATGTTTACACAAATTCCGCTTGGTCTACGGGTAGACAATGGTTAGAGATAACAAACCCGATGAATGATTTTCTTGTAGAGAGTGGAATGGAATACTTGGGATGTATCGGAATGGAAATGTCCAAAAGACCTAACTCTGCCGGTGCAGGAACAGCTACAAGAGACGGACACTTTCTTGATGATAGTGTTCAGTTTGCTCAAGAGAATAAAGATAAAAAGTTTTGTGAACCAATATGGATGTTCAAAAAGGTATAATATGTATCAAAACATTTTTGTTAAAACAAATACAAAAGAAGCATGGGTGTGGGATGATGCCAAAGGTTTGATGCATTTTGAATACACGCCTTATGCTTACAAGAAAGATCCTAACGGTAAATATATTTCTCTATACGGTGATAAACTTTCAAAGGTTACAAACTTTGTAAAGAATGATCCTGACCTATTTGAATCGGATATTGCAGAGACAACTCGTATTCTTGTTGATATGTATAGTGATTCCGATATGCCCTCGAAAGGAATTGTTACAATGACATTTGATATTGAGGTTGAAATGATTACCGGTATTCCTGATCCAACACAAGGTAATAACGAAGTTACATCTATTGCTTACCATGATTCCGCAACAAACCAATATACAATTCTTGTATTGGACAAGAAAAGAAAATTGGATGGAAAAACTACGGATAACAAAAAAGTAATTCCTTGTCCAGATGAAAAAACTTTGTTGCTTAAATTCATAGATGCTATTCAAGAAATCCAACCCCATGTTATGACCGGTTGGAATTGTGATGCATTCGATATTCCATATTTGCATAATCGTATCAAAAGAGTTCTTGGTAAGAAACATGCAAATAGTCTTTCAGTAATTGGTGAAATGTTTTATTCACCATATCGTAATCGTTATACAATCGGTGGAACATCCGTGTTAGATTATATGACCGTGTATAAAAAATTCTCATATAAAGAATTACCATCTTATGCTCTAAACGCAGTTTGTATGACCGAACTTGGTCGTGGTAAGGTTGAGTATGAAGGCAACCTTGATGACTTGATGGAAAATGATATTGATACATTTATAGAATACAACATTACTGACGTTGAGTTGGTTATCGAATTGGACAAGAAGTTACAGTATATTGATTTAGTTCGTGGTATCGCTCATGTTGGCCATGTTCCTTATGAAGACTTTGTATATTCATCAAAGTATTTGGAAGGTGCTATGCTTACTTATCTTAAACATATTGGCGGTGTTGTTGCTCCGAACAAACCTGCTGATAGACAAGAAAAGATGCAAGAATTGAAAGAGAGCGGTGAGAAAGGATTTATCGGTGCATTTGTTAAGGATCCTGTTCCGGGTAGATATGATTGGATGTATGACTTGGATTTGACATCACTATATCCGTCAATCATTATGACACTAAACATTTCTCCAGAAACAAAGATTGCTAAGATTGAAGATTGGAATGCTGAGGATTTTCTTCGTGGAAAAAAAGATGAATATATTGTTGGCAATGACCGTATATCAAAAGAAAAATTAAAAGCATTTCTTGATAAATACAAGTATACAGTTTCATCAAATGGTGTCATGTATAGTTCAGATAAAACAGGACTTATTCCAGCAATTCTTTCAGATTGGTTTGATAAACGGGTGGAATATAAAAATGAAATGAAGAAGTGGGGTAAAGCTGGAAATACAGAAAAGTATGAGTTTTACAAGAAAAGACAACTTGTTCAGAAAATTCTTTTGAATAGTATGTATGGTATCTTGGGATTACCTGCATTTCGTTTTTATGATATTGACAATGCAGAAGCAGTTACACTTTCTGGTCAAACGGTTATCAAGAAAACAGAAGCTGCTATCAATATGAAATACAATAAAGAATTGAAAACCGATGATATTGATTATGTGCAGTATGTTGATACTGACTCTGTGTTTGTTTCGTGTTTACCTTTGGTGAATAATAGATTTCCGGATATTGATACAAACGATATTGAAACAATGACGCCGAAGATTTATGAGATTGCAACGGAAGTTCAAGATTATGTCAATCAATTTTATGATGTTTTTGCCAAAAAGATATTCAATACTGACAAACATCGTTTGGAAATCAAACAAGAAATGATTGGTAGAACAGGATTCTGGCAAAAGAAAAAGAGATATGCACTTTGGATTATTTCTGATAACGGTGTTCCAATGGATAAGTTGGAAGTTAAAGGTTTGGATATTGTTCGTTCATCTTTTCCCAAATCATTTCAAAAATGTATGAAGGATGTGATGATTGATATTCTCAAAGGTAAAGATAAAAATGAAATTGATGAATACATATTGACTTTCAAAAAGAATTTGAATGATGTTTTGATAAACGAGGTTGCAAAAACTTCTTCAATAAAAGATATTAAAAAGTATGCTACTCCCGTTAAAGATGATGTTCTCGGTAAGTATGCAAAGGGAACGCCATCACATATCAAGGCGGCTATAAACTATAATAAGTTATTGACTATATTTGGTTGTCCTCCTAAATATCCGCCAATTAAAAATGGTGATAAGGTTAAGATTGCTTATTTGAAATCAAACAAATACGGATTGGAAGAGTTGGCATTTCGTGGTGATTCGGATCCAGAAGAAATTATACAATTTGTCAAGGATTATTTTGATGCCAATGAATTATTTGTTTCGGAATTGGATGGCAAGTTAAAAAATTTCTATGAGGCAATGAGGTGGGATTTCCCAACCGAGAATAAAAAAGTTGCACAAAAGTTTTTTTCGTTTTGAAATTACGCAAAAATTTCATATATTAGCATAAATTATTTACTATTCATTAAGGATTGTTGTTATGGAAAAATCAAAGTTGTTGAACTTTATCAGTAAGTATCATTTGGGTAAGCTGATACAGTCTGTTGCTTGGAATGCAAATGGTGGGCTTTCCACTCGTTTTATTTCTGATGATAAATGTGTAGTTGGCGAAGTTAAGTTGAAAAGTTTTCAAGGTGATGATTGGAAGTTTGGTGTGTATAACACAGACTTGCTTGTAAGTCTTCTTGGTGTTCTTGGTAACACAGTAAACTTTCAAGTGAATGGTGCTGGTGATAAGGCATTCTCATTGACTATTGATGATAAATCAACTACTGTAAATTATATGTTGGCTGACCTTGCAGTTATTCCACCTGCACCAGACTTGAAAGAATTGCCAAAGTTTGAGTTGGATATTACAATTACAAAAGAATTTATTGATAAATTCATCAAGGCAAAGTCTGCTCTATCGGATATTGAAAAGTTTACGGTATTAAAAAATGATAAACTGAATAAGTATCAAATTGTTCTCGGTTATTCAAATACAAATTCAAATCGTATCTCAATTGATATTGATTGTAATGCTAGTGATGATATTGAACCAATTAGTTTCTCTGCTAAATACTTCAATGGTATTCTTGCTGCTAATAAAGATTTGAATGGTGGAACACTAAAAGTTTCATCAGAAGGTTTGGCAAAAGTTGAATTTGATATTGATGACTATGATGCAAAATATTATTTAGTAAAATTGGATAACAATTGATGAAAAAATATTTTTATGAAAAGGGTAATGTTCTATCTTGGCCGTGTAATATTACATACGGTGAATTGGTAACTTATGATGATAAAAAGTTTTCCGAATGGGTAGAAGATTTACGAATGAGGTTTTTGAAAGATTGGGATGAAAACGGTAAACCACCACTCGTTGGCAGATCCGAAGAGGAGATTGTTCAATCGTTTTCAAAGCTCCGTCAATTCAATTCATCAAAAGTTTTTCATAATCCAGATAAAGGCAATGACAAAGATATAATCGGCGTCATTGCCAATTTCTCTAAAAATGGTTCTGCTGCTAATCAATTCTTTCCAACGATGCTGAAAACAAAGATTGCGAGTGGAACAAGTGGTGAGACATCTAGATCAATCTATGATTTCTTTACCGATGAAATGAAAGATACTTTTCATCATGTTATGCGTAGAACTCTTTACAATGACTCGATGTATCTTTATAGTAAATCTATTTCATCAAATCAAATCAAGAACCCTTATTTCCGAGAAGGTGAAACTCTACGCGATTTCTTTCTTGCATTTAAGAATGGTGATGGTAGATTTGATGGACAAGGTTTGCGTATATCAAAAATATCTTGCACACTTGAAACCTACAATAAAAAATATACAAAGTATTTGACTATAAAGGCAGACCAAATCCGTGAGTTTGTTAAGGATGGAATACTTGATGTGAGTATGATATTTTATTTAGGTGATATAGAAGAACTGTCTGATAATTTTATGATAAAAAAAGACGGTGAAGAACCAAGAGTAAATGTTTTCTTGGTAAGAGTATATGAAAAGAGTGCAAAATTATTTCCACAAGCATTTCAGATATTCCGTATTTCTTTCTCACAACCTGCTGTAAACTTTCCACCAATGACTGCAAAGTTTTTGTATGAACATTTTACAAAACATATTCCAGCAAGTGAAATGGTTACGGTATATGATCCAAGTGCCGGTTGGGGTGGAAGAATTTTAGGAGCAATGTCGGTGAGTAGGCCGATACATTATGTTGGAACGGATCCAAACACAGACAATTCAATTCCTGATTTGGGAATTACTCGTTATGAATATCTTGCAGACTTTTATTTGAAGTCTATTGGTGAGAAAGGTAGTTCACTTTCATCGAAGTTCTTTGATGTAAGAGAAGACCATACATACGAAGTTTTCCAAGATGGTTCTGAAACAATACAATTCAATCCTGATTTTCAAAAGTATAAAGGTAAATTGGATTTTGTTTTCACATCACCGCCGTATTTCAATCGTGAAATGTATTCTGATGATGATACACAATCATATAAGGCACACGGAGAATACGCAGATTGGCGTGATAACTTTTTGAAACCAACATTGGAAACTGCTGTTGCTTATTTGAAAAATGATAGATATATTTGTTGGAACATTGCAAATATCAAAGTATCTGCAACCAAAACAATAAATCTTGAACAAGATTCTATTGATATATTAAAATCTTTGGGAATGGAATACAAAGGTAAAATGTGTATGCTTATGACAAAGATGATTGGTAATTCCGATCCAGAACGGTTAGCAAATAAAGTTTTATACAATGGTGAATGGTTTAAGCACGAACCAATTTTTGTTTTCTATAAACCCTAACATGAAACCTAACGGCGATAGTTTAAGTAAATTCTTTGATGTTGATCCGCTAGAAGTTCGTTTGTGGAAAGAGACCGGTGAATTTTTTGCAGGTAAAAGAGAATTGGATGATACAATAGATTGTATCTTTCAGTATTACCGCAAACACGGTTATCCATATATGAAAATTACTGAACACGAAAAACATGAACACATGAGAAAACTACAACAGTTTGATTATGATAGTATTTTCAAAGACGGTGATATAATTCAAACCATGAACGGACTTCGGTTAGCGTGGTCATACTTTCCGCACGCGATGGAAGTTAAATGCGGAAACTCAAAGATGTCTCCAATCGATAATTTTTTGAATGACCAAACATTCAAAATGACAATACGCAAATGTTTGAAGTGGTTGTCAAAACATTGGGGTAGTTCCTTTCAAGAGAACCGTCTTCGTCAATCACTTAAAATATATTCTGGTGTTCAAGGTGTTTCCAATTTTAGACCAACTGCTGCTGGTGTTATCTATAAAAAATATGGCGGTGACGGTGTGATATGGGATATGTCTTGTGGTTGGGGTGGAAGATTAGTTGGTGCTCTTGCTTCCCCTCATATTAAAACTTATATTGGAACAGAACCATCAACGAAAACATTTGAAGGTCTGTGTAAATTACGCGATGATTTTGATTATCTCGGTAAAGATATTCAATTGAATATGATGGGTTCGGAAGATTATCTTCCCGAAAAAGATAGTTTAGATTTATGTTTTACATCGCCACCATATTTCGATACTGAAAAATATGCAGATGAAGAAACTCAATCGTATAATAAATTTCCAACCCGTGAAACTTGGGGTTCTGGTTTTCTTCAATCAACTTTCCGTAATTGTTATCACGGATTGAAAATGGGTGGCTATATGCTAATAAACATAGCCAACACACCAAAGTATAAAGATTTGGAAGAAATGACTATAAAGTATGCCAACCTAGTTGGTTTCGATCACACCGATACTCTACAACTGATACTGTCCGCTGTTATGGGAGCTGGCTATAAAAGAGAGCCAATCTTCGTATTTCAAAAAAATCGCTAGGATATTAGGCGAAAATTACATATATTAGTAGATGAATTTATTAACCAATAAGGTATGTTATGTTTAACGCTTCACACACAATTTGGAATGAAAAGTATCGTCCACAGACACTTGACACTTATGTTGGCAATGAAACTGTAAAGGCAACATTCCAACAGTATATTGATACAAGTGATGTTCCACATCTTCTTTTGTATGGCGATGCCGGTAGTGGTAAAACTACCCTTGCTAAGATTGTTGCAAATACTATTGCAAAAGATAATTATATTTACATCAATGCTTCAGATGAAAATTCAGTAGATACTGTTCGTGATAAAATCAAACAGTTTGCTTCATCTATCGGATTCGGTGGTCTTAAAATTATTATTCTTGATGAATGTGATTACATGACACCTAATGCTCAGGCGGCACTTCGTAATGTTATTGAAACATTTAGTAAGACTACTCGTTTTATCTTAACTTGTAATTATGTAGATAAGATTATCGATCCAATTCAATCTCGTTGTCAAATTTTTAATATAGTTCCGCCATCAAAGAAAGAAGTTGCACAACATCTTGTAAAAATTCTTGACGGTGAAAGTGTAAAATATGATAAAGATAATTTAGTTACAGTTATCAATCAATCTTATCCAGATATTCGCCGTGTAATTAACACAACTCAACGATGTGTTATTGGTGGTGTTTTGAAATTGGATGAAACAACTTTGGTAGAACACAATTATCTTTCTTCAATTGTTGATATTCTCAAATCAAATAAAAACAAAAAAGAAAAGTTTGATGGTATTCGTCAGTTACTTGCTGACAATCATGTTCGTGACTTCAATCAAATGTTCAGACATCTTTACGATACTGTTGATACATTCGCTAATGGTTTCGTATCAACTATTATTTTGATTATTGCTGAAGCACAATACAAAGATAGTTTTGTTGTAGACCATGAAATAAATGCCATGGCTATGTTTATTCAAATTATTATGGAAATTGACCAAAGGAGAAAATGATGGGTATTTATGACATCAATGGTGGTGGACCGCCACAACAAGAACCACAACAAGTTACGGTAGACTTAAATCAGGCAACCGATATTGAATGTTCAAAGTGTGGGCACAAGTTTTTTCACGAAGTAGTTTTCTTCAAAAAGATTTCTGCATTACTTTCACCAACAGGACAAGAAGGAATTATTCCAATTCCAACTTATGCTTGTTTGAAATGTGGTAATATCAATGAAGAATTTTTACCATCAAAAAGGCAACAACTAAACGATTAAGGATTATCATGGCAAAAAGTTTATTTGATCATATTAAAGGTGTTACTTTCCGAAAAACAAAATGGGAAGAACTATCAGAAGAAGATGCGAAGTCATGGAGCAATTATATGATTGCTCGTTTCTTTTCAATGGAACCAGAATTTGTTGAAGTCATAAATGAGTTTCAAACATATTCAAATGGAATACTATCTTCAAGAGATTACTATAAACTTTTGCTAGATATTCTCCCAAAGAAATCCATTTTCCTGAAATACATAAAGTCTAAACACAAAATGGAAATAGAACCAGAAATTCTATCTACATTTTGTAACCACTTTGAGTTGGGAAGAAATGAAGTATATGCATACATCAGATTTCTGAAAGAGAATAACCAAGACGAATTGATTGATATACTGAAACAGTATGGAACGCCAGAGGCAGACATTACTAAATTTGAAAAACAATTAAAGAATATAAAATGAGGAATAAGATGTCTATAAAAGAAAGAGATTTGGGTATAAAGAAACACGAAGCTGTTTTAGAAATAGAAGAAAAGTTTCCAGTAATGACTGCAGAATTTAAGAGAATACAGGCACAACAGTATGAATTGTTTTGCCGTAAACAGTCTAATTATGGTCCAGATAATATATCAATGGGTTCATCATTAGAAAGAGAACAAGACAGAAAGTTATCCCTTCAAGGATTGTTTTTCAGACTTAACGATAAGATAAATAGATACAAACAAATGATTATGTTTGGTTCAAATGATGCAGTCGGTGAAAGTCTTGATGACACATTCAAAGATATTTCGGTATATGGTATAATTGCACAACTTGTTCAGTCTGGCAAGTGGGGTAAATAATGCCAAATAAAAAGGTATCTTTTTCACAATACCAAATATGGAAAGGTTGTCCTCATAGATGGAAACTTGCATACATAGATAAACTCGCAACTTATCAACCATCAACTGCTGCTCTTTTCGGAACAGTAATGCATGAAGTGTTGCAAGAGTATGTTAAGACCATCTATGATAAATCAATCGTTGAGGCAAATAAACTTGATCTCAATGAAATGTTACAGAGTGGTATTCGTGATGAATACAAAAAATTACTCACCGAAAATAAAGATGTTCACTTTTCAAGTGATAAAGAACTGAAAGAATACTATTCAGACGGTGTTCAAATTCTCCATTGGTTTAAGGCACATAGAGCTGATTTCTTTCAAAAGAAAGATTATGAATTGGTTGGTATTGAAATGCCTATAAACATTGTTCCACTTGAAACACATCCAACGGTTAAACTTGTTGGATTTTTGGATTTGGTTATTAAAAACACAAAAACAGGTGAGATATACATATATGATTTCAAAACCAGCACAAACGGTTGGAACAAATATGCAAAGGCGGATAAGGTAAAGACATCACAACTTGTTCTATACAAAACATATTATGCAAAACAATATGGTGTTAGTCCAGAAGAAATAAATGTTGAGTATTTAATTCTGCGTAGAAAGATTATTGAAGATGCAGAATACGAAGCAATGAAACAAAGAGTTCAAAGGTTTGAACCATCGAACGGCAAAGTTTCTCAAAACAATATAAAGAAAGAAATTGCTGAATTTATTACAACTGTATTTACCGAAGAAGGTGAATATAAATTGGATATAATATATCCTGCCGAAGGTGGTAACAATTATTCAAACTGTAAGTATTGTGAATTTAATACTAACGAAGAACTTTGTCCGAAAGAAAAAAGAAACATAATGCCATTCTAAAATTTAATGTTTTGTAAAAATACTAGATATTTATTGTAAACTAATATCATTAGGTGTTTCGTGAAAATAGCTCAATTAGCAATTATTGACCTTTCGGTTTATAGGGGCATACATACCTTTACAAAAAATATATCATCACTCGGTAGTGTTGATACCTTTTAC